CGCCAGCGCTAAACATGCGGAACACATCAGCAAAAAAGCCCGCCCGGATGCGCTCACGCACATCGTAAATGTCTTCACGCAGGTCATTGAGGTCCAAGTTGACCTCCCAAAGCGTTTCGATCTTGCCCGTGGGGCTGTCATGAAACACCCGGCCACCTGGCAACATGTCCATAGGGCGCGTCTCTAGCAAGCTAGGCGCTTGAACAGGCGGCATTGTCTTGTATTCGATCGCCTTACCCTTTTGCAATTGCTCGTGGTAAAGCTGTTTAATATCACCTAGAACCGTCATCGCCGGGCTTGTCCCGTAAATATCGCCCGAACGCCGATCCCAGCGCGGACACAAAGCCGGGAAATCATCATAGCCGCCCTCGCGCAGCATATGACCGCCTGAATAATCCGTTTTTGTCTGCGTATTCCCATAAGCCACTTCAAGGTAGCAGGATGAATAAGCCTTATTCTTTGCGTCCCGCTTGGACGCGTCACGTTCGCGGCGCGGCTCTATCAAATGCACAACCGTCACCGGGGCCTGGTAATTACCTCGATCGTAATGGTCCCGCACACGAGAAGACACAGCGCTATAACCAAATTCGCTGACCAGCTCACCGACCGTCTTCTCAAACTCACGGCCGACCGTATTCACATCGCCGAGGAAGTCGCCAGCCAAGCACCACTCACCAACAGGCGAGCTATAGTGACGCTGCACATACTCGAAGCTGTCCATTGTGATCGAGCAGCCCGTGCCAGCAAGGCCAAGGTCACGATACATCTGGTGAAGCATCAAATACGTGTTTGACTTATGAAACACGCGCAGGATGCGCTTGGTTTCACCGCTCAGCCACTCCTTGACCGGCTCAAACTCCATTAATTGCTCATCCGGCAAAGCCAGACGCAGCCACGGACGCGCAGGGCTTGTCATCCCCGCCATAAGTCCCGCCGCAAGCGTGTTCAGCGATAGCGTGGCCGTGTTATCGATAATCTGACCACGAGAACGCTCACCCTTATTGCGATCAGTGCTGTCAACACGAATAGCGTGAGGATCAATCCGATCGGACAACTCCGTCCAATGCGTGAGCCAGGGCGATCGATCGGTAACAAGTTGTTCATAGCGTGAACGCTTCGAAAGTCCCCCGCTATACGTGGAGACAACTGGATCATATGCCATTTAGCCTCCTAACAGCGTTGTGCGGCCTAACATGCCGCCCGTTGTGGGAGCGCCGCCCGCCCCGGTTAAAAATGTGCCGCTCGTGCCCAATCCACCGCTCGCCTTGTTTTTTTTAAACAGCGCCGCAACGTTCGGGCTCTTTTGATTGGCGCGATTGAACTCTCTGTCAGCCTGACGACGCGCATCCTCGGCCTGCCGTGCCGCCTGACGCTGTGCACGCTTCTGGGCCTTGGCCTGCTTGTTGCCAGTGTAAATGCTTGTGGCGGTAGCGGCAGCACCCACCGCCGCAATTGTTCCAGCAATAGCCATTACAGATTCACCTTCCAAATCACGTCTTGAACCGTCCCGCCCATGCGAGGCATAAGCTGATCAAGGTTTGTGCCCGGCTTAGCGTGCCACAGCATAATTTGAGCGCCCTCTAGCTTAGCCAGCTGCTCAGTCTTGCGGATCAGGCGCAGGCCCGTAGCGCCCTTGCGCTCACTTACCGACAGAAACAACACATCGTTCTGACACATCATCAGGTCCGCATAGTGCAGATTGTTCGTGATGATGCTCACACTGTAACCAACCATCTCATCACCGCGATAAGCGCCGATCACCATCAGCTCGCCAGACTCATCAAGCGCATAATACTTGTCGAAATCAGGCTTCAGTTTCATCAGCGCTTTATCTGTCGCCAACTCTTCGCGATGGGCAATCAAGAGCCCTACCGCCTCATTAAAGAACTGTTGCGCCGTCAGAACACGGAAATGCACGCTATGCGTATGGGTTATAGTCTCGGACATGCCCGCGCTCCTGTCTTTGTGGGTTGAGTTTCGCTTTGGCATGGATCAACTCAGCAAATGTCAAAGCAAGCGCATCGCCCTTGTTCGGACTAGGCACACCGCGCGCCTTCATCTGCTCTTTGCTTTCCAGCATGATCTTGCCATCGAAGCTGCCCGTCTTCGGAATAACCGTCTCAGGCCCGATCAAATCATCATAAAGACCCTGATCATTCGGATCGATCGCGCCGCCCTCTTTGATCCACTGCTTCATGCGGCCCCAAATCTCGGCCCGCTTGTTCTGATATGCCTGATCCGTCGCCTTGCCACCAAACCAGACCAGCCGCCAATTGCGGCCCATGCTCTTGCCAGCGCTTGCAATGCCCGTTCCATAACCTGCATCGACAAACACCGCATCTGCCTTGTGCTCGTCTTCAAGCATCGCAATGATCTGAGCCATCTCAATGTCATTGTCATTGCGCGGTATCGATCGAAGCGACTTCGAATAATTCCCTTGGCGCAACATAATCTCAAACATGTCGTCGCCAGTCCATGCCGGATCAACGCCAATAATCACCGGCGCAAACTCATATGCCTGCTTTTTCAGCCTGTCAGCGCGATTGCGCGCCGCGTCTACATCTTCGGAGCTAATGAACTGCCTCGCTGACTGCGCAGGGAACTGACCACGCACACGAACCTTCACAATGTCACTATCTTCGCCATAATCCTCGACCATCTGGCTCAGATATTGCTTGTTTGTGCCTGGAACTGTGCGGCTGTCTATCTGCCAACCCTTCCAGCGATGACGAAAGCGCCTGAAACACTCCCTAAAACGGCCAGAGCCGCGCGTTGGGTTGCCGAATACGATCCAGATAATGACCGTGTTCTCGTCCGTCAGCGCACCCTCGGCGACTTCCCAGACCTTTTCGTGAATGTTCGAGCCCTCATCAAACATCAACAGGATGATGCGACCCTCATTGTGCAAGCCCGCAAAGGCTTCCGTGTTGTGCTCAGACCAGGGCACGAAGTCTTGACGCCAGTTTTCCGGGTCATCCTTCGCTTTCACGCCCATGGTCTGCACATCGAACCAGTCTGACGTGATCGACCGCTTAAACCATTTTCCTATTTCTGGACTCGTCTTTGTCCTGAGCTGGTTCTCTGTGTTCGCTGTCGTGACGATCCGGCATTGCGGCCAGCAGGACATCGCCCAATTACTGAGCATTCCCATTTGTGCCGACTTGCCGATCCCGTGACCGGACGCAACGGCTAACTGCAAAGGCTGAAAGCGTGTCTCTGGATCAGCCAGGTGATCGCGGATTGCCTCGTTGACTTCGTTCTGCCAATTGCGCGGACCTTCATGGCCTGCAAACTCGCCGTGGTTCCAATCATACGCAAAGCGCGACCAAGCCACCGGATCAAATCTACAGCTTATCGCCTTCTCGATCAGACGATCCTCGACGCTAGCTGCCAGCATCCTTTAGCCGTTCTTCCGCGCGGGCAAAGCGATCGCCAAGGTTGCCGTCGATTGTTAGCTCTTTGCGCTCAGTGTAGTCTTCGCGGAAACGCGCCTGCATTGAAGTCTTCCAGACCTGCGCATTAAAGCAATTGGAAACCATGCCCTCACGTCCCTTTCGCTCCCACCAGACCTGTTCCCACTCCTTTGCGCGCGTTAGAGCTGTCGAAAATTCTTCGTGTTTATCAGCCCATGACAGCATAGTTGTGCGGGGAACACCAATCTCACAAGCTATTTCAACAGGGCTCATTCCCTGCTTGCCTAGCTCGACCACCTGCTCACAATATTTCTTGTCATATGTAGACGGACGACCTGCTGGCATTCACACCTCACTCAACATCTAGGGCCTGTATCCAAGCGACAACTTCGTCTTTGGTCAAAGCCTCATTTCCTAGCTCTAATTTTATTGCTGCCATTATGCCGGCTTTATAACTGCCGTATTTGGCTTTCAGTTGGTTCAGCATTTCCAGCTCGTCATCACTAAAGCGGAAGCTTTTGGGGGTTCCAGAGAGTTTTCTAGCCATAAATGCAACTTAATGCACTACATGGTAGTTGACAAGCCCTTAGTAGCGCACTACTGTGTATTGCATTGGAGTAATCCAATAGCTGTTTGAAAACGTCGCGCCGAAAGGTGTTCGCACCACCTCCCGACGCTGACTTCACCAAAGGAACTACCCCGATGATGAAGCTGTCTTCACTTATCACGACAGGGATTGC